CACCCATACCTTTGAGACCTTCCTGTCTCATTTTCTTTATTTTCTGAAATAATTTTCTACCATAATTGTATAATGTTTCAGATTTACCTGAGTCATCTTTATACTTGTTAGTTAACTCTTCTAACTTGTCAATTTGAACCTTTATATCTTCAAATTTCTTTTTAACGTCTTCGTCTTTTATACTTGGTGGGTTATATTCTGGTTTTTTAACCCATTTACCCTCTTGTAAAGAATATAAGCCAGATGATACATGAGGTTCTTTTGTGTCTTGAAAGTACATTTCGACTTCATGACCTTTTAGCTTAATATCATGTTTGGTATTCCATATAAAACGAATACCATCTAAAGCTGCTTTTACTAAATCAGTATCTTCGTCAATTTTATTAAAGTCTAATAAGATGTGAACATCTAAATCACTTTTTGGGGTGTAGTTGTAGTTAGCTAAACTACCTGTTAATTGTATATCGTCAATTTTTGGAAGTTTTATAGGTACATTAGCTAAGAAATCCTTAGTAATATCAATAAGCTTTTTACGTAAAGCAGGAATCATTTTATCCTTTACGTAAAATTTAGGGTTTAAAGTTTCGTTGTAAAACTTCACATTAATATTTAAGCAAAAAAAATGCCTACCAAGCGCTTGGCAGGCATTTTTGAACTACTCTATTTTGTTCGTTTAACCATTACGTTGGAAAAACTCCTGATTACCGCCCTTAATCTTGCTCTTAACAACATTAGCGGAACCCTTAGGTGAAGTTGGGTGACCCTTTCTCATACCTGTGATAGGGGTACCTTCATCACCGTCATTACCAACCTTGTCAGTAACTTTACCGTCGCCGCCTTTGCTACCTACATTAGAGGTATGAGCGGACTTAACGACATTGTTCTTACCAGAAGGTTTTTCGGGGTTACCTTTCTTCTGATTAACAAGTGGATGACCTAAATCTTCTGCTTCAATTTCTTCACCGAAATAGTTAAAGGTCTCTTCGTCCTCATCTTCCATTTCGTCCTCGTCAGCTTCTTCATCCTCGTCAGCGTCGTCTTCTTCCATTTCTTCGAAGCCGCCAGCTGCCTGTTCATCCTCATCACCAAGATCTCCTTCGGGGTCCATGTCGGCTTCGTCATCGCCGCCTTCACCACCGTCAAGAACATCCATAAGAACGTCATGAAGTTTCTGTGCTAAATCTTTATCAATGGTAATCGTGACTTCATCTCCTCCCATTTCAACGTCATCGCCGCCCTCGTCATCACCGATGCCAAGCTCAACTGCGTCAAACTGTTCGTCATCCATCACTTCCTCGTATAAACGATCAAAAATAGACTTATTCTTTGCCATACTATTATTTATATTCTCTTTTGCTATTTTCTTGTTTTCAGCTTTGAAATATGTATCTGCTCCTTCATCAGAGCTTTGTTTTATATCAAAAGCGTTGTCATCTCCAATAGCAGGGTTATCTGGGTCTAATTCAGTACTTTTAAAATTATCAGCCCCTTTAGGTCCAGAATTGTCATGTACAAAGCCTTGAGTACTAGCATCATTACCGACTGGAATGTTTTTAATACCTTTAGAAGCTGCAGCATAAGTTTTATCTATTGCTTTGCCTGGCTTTAATTGTTGTTTAGCAGCTGCTTTACCAGGTGGGTTACCTGCTACTGCAGCATATGCTTCTTCAATTTGAATAAGATCTCTTTTTCTATTCATGATTTTTAATATTTAAGTATTTTTCTGCTAATAAAGACATATCTCTATCACCATGTGAGTTAAATGACTCTTTTTTAACTTCATTTCCGGTAATTTTCTTATAGGCCATAGCTTGACCTAATTCATCTTCATCTTTTTTACCAGCTTTCATTTTTTTATTGAAATTCTTAACCCATACTTTCATCGCCTTTTCTCTATCACCGAAATTAAGGGTTTCATCTTCAATATCATAATCATCACCATACTTAGCTTTGGCTTCTATATGCTTTTTAATTACTTTAATAGCATCTTCTAAAGACATTTCTTCATCTTCATTACCATCATAAGATTTATCTTCTGGAAATGCATTATCATCTTCTTCATCATCATCGTATCTTTTTTCATCTGCATCAGGATCTTCTGCATCAGGATCAATACCCCTACTTCTTAAATCTTCTTCTCTATTATAATATGGGTCCATATTAAATTCATCTTCTTCATCTGGGTCATCAATATTAGGGCTACCACCAGAAGCAGGATCATCAGGGGTATCTTGAGAAAATCTCATAGATGTTTCGCCTGGTTGTTCATCACTCATAGCCTCATCACCCCAACTTTCAGGTTGTTGGTTAGGGCCTAAATCTTCGGCTTCTTCATCATGTTCTATGGAATTAATATCGACTTCCATTGTACCATGATTGGTATCGATCTGTGCATTATCATCATCAATATAGGCAATGGTACCATACATATATACATCTTGAGCACCGTATCTGCCAGAGCGTAAATCATTTAAACTCCTACCAGCGTTAACTTTTACTTTATCACCTACTTGAAATTTTACTTCTTCGTCTTCGTAATTTTGAACTGGGTTTTGATCTTCAGCTTTATCAGCCATTTCTTGACCAAATGCACTTGATTGTTCATCTTCACTAAAGCTTTCGTATAATTTTGACAAATTTTCTAAGTCTCTTTTACGATTCATGTCTATATTTATTCATTTTTTAGTTAAATAATAGTATATGAAACCTACCCGCGATTTTTATTTGGGTAATCCTAACTTGCCTACAGAGAATACTCAGTTTGAGTGGACACCGGCAATGATAAAAGATTTAAAGAAGGCTAAACAAAACCTTCTTTACTTCGCTGAAAATTTCTTCTTTATAGTTAACCTAGATCGTGGTCGTGAAAAGATTGGTCTTCACTCTTGTCAGAAAAGAGCCCTAAGAGGTATGAGAGATAATCGTTTCTTTATATTACTTGCCTCTAGACAGATTGGTAAAACAACTATGATGACGATTTACACGTTATGGCATGCTTGTTTTAATAATGATCAACGTATTCTTATTGTTGCTAACAAAGAAGGTACAGCAAAAGAGATATTTTCACGTATTCGAATGGCATATGAAGAGTTACCCAACTGGTTAAAGCCTGGTGTAACCGAATATGGTAAAGAATCGTTGAAATTAACTAACGGTACTTCAATAGGTATTAGTACCACAACAGGAACAGCTGCTCGTGGTCAATCTATTAACGTGTTGGTGCTGGACGAGTTACCTTTTATTGAACCTCACTTAGTGGATCAGTTTTGGAAATCTGTTTTCCCTGTAATTTCATCATCGAAAAAGTCTAAAATCTTTATTGCATCCACTGCAAACGGTACAGATAACTTGTTTTACAAGATTTGGAATGGCGCAATTGAACATAAAAACGGTTGGGGTTATGATAAAATCTTATGGCATGAGGTTCCTGGTAGAGATGAACAGTGGAAGTATGAAACCATGCGTACTATTGGTAGTGAAGAGGCTTTTAACCAAGAGTTCGGGTGTGAATTCATATCTTCAGGGGAATTAGCTATAAATGAAGAGTTATTTGAAGCTTTAAAGGTAAATTGTCAAAAACCAAAGATTGTAATGGAAGAAAACAATTACAAAATTTGGAGACAACCGGATGATCAAGGTGTTTATGTAGCAGGTGTTGATATTGCTGAAGGTGTACACCAAAATGCTAGTGTTATTCAAATATTGGATTTAAAAGACCTTAATAATATAGAGCAAGTAGCCACATACTGGAGTAATACCATAAATCCCTTCAACTTTACCAGTAAATTACACGAAATACTGTTACAATGGGGTAGTCCTCCTGCATTAATTGAAAGAAATAGCTGTGGAGCCCAGGTAGTTGATCATTTATATCATACTTTACGTTATGGTAACATAGTTTCTTTTGAAGCAGGCCAAGGAAAAGCTAAAAATAACAGGTTAGGTGTTATTTCTCACACAAATACCAAGTATAGATGTGTGATGAACATGAGATATTTTGTAAATGAACTACAAGCAGTTAATATTCGTGAGTTAGAAACATTAGTAGAGATTAAAAACTTCATAAAATACCCTAATGGTAAGTGGGCTGCTAAGCCTGGTATAGATATGATGGATGACCGTGTTATGTCCCTTGGTTGGGCTCTATTAATATTAGATAATGATCTAATTAGACGATATTTTGATGTGTTGCGTTTTGATACTAACGGTAGACCAGCTGAAATAAGACGTTATGACTATGATTATGGTACAAATCTTAACAAAAAGTTGTTTAGCTGGGGTGAAGAAGATGAAACCGACCAGGTTGATACCATAGTCTTTACTGAAGAGACTGGTTCAGATAATAATTCTGAGTTAGATTGGATGAAACAGAATGGTTGGACACCGGTAGGTGACTTTCAAACACATAGATCGTTTACTCCCGCTGCTAACTCATGGTTAGTTTAAATATATTCAATGACTACATACTCACAATCACCGTTTAACAAGGAAAGAAAGGATAAATTCGTCCTTGTTATACCTACTCCAAAGGTATTACGGGATGATATATCAAAAACGGTGAGAGATAACAAGTTTGTTAACCCAGACTCGGTGCAATTTTCAATTTACGGTAGTGTTATACCAGAAGTTAGTGTACCAGAAATAGAAACACGCTATAGTGGTCAGAATTTACATATTACAAGTCATAATCGTCCAACTTACCCACCAATTGACATAAATTTTACAATTGATAACAGATTTAACAACTATTGGTTCATTTATTCGTGGTTAAATAAATTGCAAAATGATTATACCGGTTATTTTGATGCAAGTAAAGATTATAAACCAGGAATGGTTGTAGAAGATTTGTATATGGCTAATTTTACCATTTACGGTTTAGATGAATACAACAAAAAAGTAGTGCAGTTTGACTTTTCAAAAGGATTCCCTACCAGGATTGGTGGTATTAGTTATTCTTACAGAGACCCTGACGAAATCGAGTCGTCATTTACCCTAGCTTACAGTCAGTTTACTGTTAAGCTTCTTCAAGTTTGACATATTTATTAAAAAGAAGCATTTTAGACTTTTATATCTAAAAATGCATAAATATCGATATGGCACAAAGAACTATACAAAGTCCTGGTGTTGAAATCAATGAGATTGATTTGTCCTTACGTCCTTCTGACAAAATAGGTACAAATATATTTATTACTGGTTTCGCACCGGAAGGACCAAATGATGAAATTGTACAGGTATCCAGTTTATCAGAATTCACTCAGATTTATGGGGCCCCAACTAATCCAGCAGAAAGATATTTCTACCATACAGTGGCAGAATCTTTTAAAAGCAGAGCTAATATTTTAGTTAATAGATTACCTTATGGTGAAAATTTAGGTGAAGGTTTTTCTAACAATTATTATGCTACTGTATACCCAGTTATACCAATTAACAAAACTGCTTATGATGGGGTAGCTGCAGGAGAAAGTGCTTATACAAGTTATCAAACTCTTACTGCCAATATTGATGAACCAAATGGTAAAACTACAGCTGAGTTTTCGCCTTTATCGACCGTTAATGGAGGTACAGGTGACGATACAATATATTTTGTTGGTAAACCTACTTTTGTTTCATTAACCCAGTCTCAATATACTGCCATTATAGACGATTCTGCATTTGCTTGGAGTAATACCCCAGGTAAAGCTGATAGTTTTGAAGTATTAGCTGGAGGTACTTCGTCTTCAACTAATCAATTATCAAGTTTAGCAGGAGCTGGTATTATTATACTTAATACAGCTAAAACTACAGTAAATCAAAAGTTTGAAGGTTATTATTTAGGTTTAGCTGATAATACTAATTTATATGCATCTACTAATTATGATGATTTAGTAAAAGTTAAAGTTTCGACAAACGAAGCCGATATCACTCAAAAATATTCTAATTTACAGACGGTACCGTCATCAAGATTAAACTTTTTATTATCTGCTGATTATAATACAGATGCAGTACCTTCTACACTTTCATTAACCCAAGAAAGTATAGCAACTTTTAGAATTAATACGACAGAGTTTGATGATACTTTTATTATTGGTTTATATAAATTACGTCAATCTCAAAATTCACCAAATGTAACTAAACTTGATTATATTTTAGAAGAAGGTTATTTTGGAAGTATTGATTACTTTAGACAAATTAATAACCCTAACGGTGGTCAACCAATGAGTTTTTATTTGCCACAAATTACTACTAATAGTAGTGTTAATATGGCATTAAAAATTAACCCTTATATTTCAGGTGTTCGTTCTGATGCACATCTTAATAGTGATGGTACGCCGAAAAGAAAAATACGTATAGTAACAGATCAGTTAATTAACAACTACTATGAAAGCGATGAACCAAGCGTTACATATGCTCAAATAGTTGGTTTATCAGCCAATGATGTACAAGAGCTTGCATTAGGTCATAGTTTATACGACACTAGTGGTGGTACTTATACAGATGAATTTTCGTTATCAGGTTCACCTTTAGTACCCGCAGGTAAATATAGTTCAGCCATACCTTCTAATAATAATATCGGTAACTTACCAGGTAAAATTGATAGGGTATTCGATAGGTTAGCTAACGTAGATTTATTTGACGTAGATATAATGGTCGATGGTGGTTTAAGTACTATTTGGACAACAGTTAATAATTCAACAAATAGTGAAAATCAATTATCTGCAGGGAACGCTTATTTTGATGATAGAGATTCATTAAGAGGTTTAGCAGGACTTGGCACTACAAGTACTAACTTACCTACAGCTGCAGCTAACATAAGATCTGATTGGGCAACTATTACTAATAAGTATATTAATTTTGCAGAAAATGTAAGAAAAGATTTTATCTTTATTTCAGATCCTATTCGTCAAATTTTGATAGCTGGGGATAATACAAAAGGTATTAATATACCCGGTCAGACATTCCCATTAAACATTTTAACACCATTAAAACAACTATACGGTATAATTAATTCTAATTATGCTGCAGCATATGCATCATATGCTCAGACGTATGATAATGGTGTTGGAGGTCAGGTTTGGATTCCATTCTCTGGTATAGCAGCTGCGAATTACGCTCGCACCGATGCAAGTTTTGCACCATGGTATGCACCAGCTGGTTTCACTAGAGGTACAATAGTAGCAAGTGACATTGCTTTATATCCAAATCAGAAACAAAGAGATCAGTTATATGATCAAGTTAATATAAACCCTGTTGCGTTCTTTCCGAGCGAAGGGTTCGTAATATTTGGTCAGAAGACACTTCAAAGTCAACCAAGTGCGTTTGACAGAGTAAATGTTCGTCGTTTGTTCCTTTACTTAGAAAAACGTACAAGGGAAACAGTGAAGTATTTCGTCTTCGAGCCAAACACCCTGTTTACTAGAACACAAGTCTTAAATGTTCTAACCCCAATCTTCGAAGATGCAAAGAACAATGAAGGCCTTTATGATTATCTCATTGTTTGCGACGAACGTAATAATACGCCAGACGTCATCGATGCGAACGAATTGGTAGTAGATATATACTTGAAACCAGTTAGATCTGCAGAGTTTATTCTAGTAAACTTCTATGCTACGCGCACCGATACTAGTTTTAATGAAATTGTAGGTTAACCATTCTTAAAACTAGTTACTTCTTAAGCCAGGTCGAAAGGCCTGGCTTTTTTTATCAAAAGATAACAAGTAAGCATAAATAATGATATGCCAGACGTACGTCAAACAATATCTGATTTTTACAGAGTAGCAGTAGAACGTGACTTCGCAAGAGATTTTCAATTTAGAGTCTTGAGCATTGACTCAGGCGGTGCCAGTTCCGTCACATTTGATGAAGATGACCTTGTGTATTGCACAGCTGCTAATTTACCAGCAAGAGCAATTACTAATGTAGCGGTACCATACATGGGATTAAATTTTAATTTACCGGGTAATGCTACCTATCCTGGAAGTGATGGTTATACCCTTAACTTTTACAGTGATCAAAACTCAGTACTTAGACAAAAATTTGAAGACATGTCTAGAGATATTTTTGATGACGCTACTAGTACTGGTAATTATTTTGCACCAAGACAATCTGCTGTTATCGACTTAGTTCAGTTAGATACCCAGTTAGATGCAGTTGCACAATATCAGTTAGTTGGCGCATCAGTTAGAAATGTTGGTGAATTAACGTACAACATTTCTGGCGGCAGTGGTACTATAGTTAACTTTACAGCTACTATGGCATACCACTACTTTAGACGTCGT